GTCGCTGGTAGACCAAAACTCTCTGAAGTATCTGTAAGGTCTATATCTGTATTAGAGAATCCACCTCTTGTTGTTTGTGTGGCGGTTACTATTGGAATATTCATCTCAACTGCGAATCCACGAAGTTCTTCTGCGATAGCCTTTACATAACTGTATGAGTTTATATTAGAGGCGTTTTTAAATCTTGATGTAGTACAGATGTTTAGATAATCAATAAAAATTATATCTGGTTTAAAACTTTTCTTTAGTGCGAGTTCTTTTGTTAGCGCACGAAAGTGACCAACATGAGCAGATGCGGTTGGATATTCTTTAATAACTAATTGTCCATTAGTCTTTTCAGATATTCTTTTAATTCTATCTTTGTACATTAGTTCTGGTAAGTCATGTAAATCTTCCATAGAAACACTCATCATGTTTGCGTCTATTCTTTCTGCGATTCTTTCCTCTGCCATTTCTAATGTGATGTATAATACATTTTTATGTTGTAGTAAACAATTCGCAGACATATGACACATGAATAATGATTTACCAACACCTGTTCCCGCAAGTGCGACATTTAAAGTTTTAGGTGGTAATCCACCTTTTGTAATTTTATTAAAAAATTCTAAATCAAAAGGTATTCTTTTTTCGATACGATTATAAAATTCAAATCTTGATTCTGCGTCACCAATATAATCATGACCTATCGCATTATCAAAACTAACTGCGAGTGCGTCAGTTAAAATAGATGGAATAGAATCTGGTGTTCTTTTATCATTATCTTTTCCATCGATAATACCAATACCCTCAACTATGGCATTATATATCGCCTTATCTTTACAAAACTTTTCTGTAGTGTCACACAACCAATCATAATTATCATTATTGGTATCACTACTACTATCAGTATTAATATTATCGAGAGTTTCAGTAGTTTTTCTAAAATCTTCTTCATTCAATGACTTCCTGTTTTGTAATTCTATTTGTAAAGTTTCAATAGTAGGTAATTTGTTATACTTGTCCACAAACTTATTAATCTCATCAAAGACAATCTTTTCATGTCTATCTGTAAAGTAATCTTCTTTTAAAAAAGGTAAAACTTTTCGAGTATAATCTTCATTACTAACTAAGTTCTTTAATATTGTTTGTTCAATCGTTGGCATTCTTTGTATCACCATTTAAAATTATATCTTGTAAAATACTACCAATAAGTTGAAAGAATTCATCTCCAAACTTATCTCTGTCTAATCCATTTGAATCCATAATCTCCCACTCAAACTGCCATGGCAAACTACCATCTGGTAAGACATCTTCTTCTTTGGGAATTGTAACTTTACCATATCGATAAACAATACCTTCGTATTGTCCAGCTTTAGGTGTTAGTCCAATACAAGTCCAGTTCTGTTCCTTATCAGTTACATACTTATAATATTCTTTTATGTTATCATAATCTATATTCATGTTGTTATAATCATACACTAAGTATTTAAGTTTGTCAAGGTATTAGTGAATATTTTCATTTAACGCATTTAGTAAGACTTCTATCTCATCATCACTAAAATAACTATTAGGCATTTTCTCAACGAATGTCCAATCTTCTTCTACATCATATGTAATAAAGAAAGAAACAACCTCTTGGTCATAATCCACTATTGAATCATCATCTGGAAATTCTTGTAGTTCATGAGAATTCCTGTGTATTCTAATTTCATATACTGGTTGCGATTCATCTGTATATTCTTCTTGTGTATCTTCATCAAAATTAGTCGCAAATTCATAAAAACCAATATCAACACCTTTTGGTGTTTCCTCAGTATCATAGTAGTTTCTAATCCAGTCTTCTAGTATATCTTCTACACTATTCAATCCCATATTTAAATTCCTTTTGCGCAACCTCATCTAGTTGACTTAAAATGTCTTTAGTAAAATATTTTTCTGGTTCTGTCAATATAGTTTTACCATATTGTTTTGTACCATCTGGTAATTCTATCCTAGTAGATACTTGTTTAAAAATACCATACTTTACTGCGAGTTCTAATAAACCATAATATTTGTCTAATCCTTTTTCAAAATTTATTCGAACATCAACTGAAGTGTTTTCTTTTGTAATTCTTGATTTTTGATTTTTACAAGTAACAATGTTACCAACAACTTGTGTTCCATCTTTATCTTTTTTCTTTGATAGATAGATGATACTAGAGGCGGCATACTTTAATCCACTACCACCACCCATTTCTTTCATTGGAACATAAGAACCAACAACTTCATATGTGTGGTTAGTGATAACCATTGGTACTTTCGCACGACCTAATTTAAGTGTAAGAACACGAAATGCCGCTTTGATAATTTGAGCTCTTGTCATATCACGAGTTTCTTTTCCATCAGAAGTATCTTCTACTTCTTTTGTTGTAGATAACATTCCAAGAGAATCTAATGCGATAAACAAAGGTTTTCTTTCTCCAGATGATTGTTCTAAGTAAGAATCTAAAAGTTTAAGTGATTGTGTTCTAAATTCTTGTACTGTTGTAACTGGAACAATAACCATTCTTTTTGAATCAATTCCTCTATCCTCAATCATTGTTTTAGTTAACGCAGATTCAGATTCAAAATATATAACTCCACCTTCTGGATTTGCGTCTAAGAAATGTTTGACCATTCCTAATAAAAAGAATGTTTTACCTGTCGCAGACTCACCTGCAATCGCTGTAATTTTATTCGCTGGTAATCCACCATGTATAGAACCAGATAATAATCCATTCAATGCGTATGAACCTGTATCAATAAATGATTCTATATCACCCGCCTCTACTCCATCTGCGACTATACTTGCGTATTCGTTACCAGTATCTTTTATTATTTTTTTTAAAAAGTCCATACTTATATTTTCCTACATATTATTTTTCTTATCTTGAATCTCAGCTCTTCTTACCTTTGCAAGTTTTGTTATATTTGTTAATGATTTTCTTGCACGAGCCGCTGCCTGTTTTACAGACTTCTCTTCAAATTTTTCACTATCTTCTATATATTCTTCAAACAACTTTACGAGTTGTTCATGTGTTGATAGTTCTTTTGGTTCGCCTTCTGCTATCCAACCCATTATTTTTCTCCTTGTGGATAAAGTATTTTCTTTAGATTAGGTTCTCTAAAGTTTTTACCTTTTAATACTTTTCCATCTTTACGATATATTGGTTTTCCATTTTCATCTAATTTAGACATATTACTTTCATGTACTTCTGTAAAACATCTATCAAGTGGAATTCCAAATGCGTGTCCTGCGCCATAGACTACATAAAGTAAATCTGTTAACGCATCTGCGACACCAACCATATCTTGGTCAACAACTGATTCTACCAGTTCTTCAAATTCTTCACCAATTAAATCAAGTCTAAGTTGTCGAGTATCTTCATCTGGCCACTCTGGTGGAAATGCGTCACTCTTTACTTCTTGACCAAACGCCTTCATAAATTCTTTTACTTTTATAAAATTTGTTCTTCCATTTGCCATGTCTATTTTACCAACTCTATATTAGATTCGGGGGTAAGTATACTAGACATTTTTTCATTATAGCTGTTAGTTATTTCTTTAATTGTTTTTACAATGTATAGTATGTTAGTTTTTTTAATCGATAGATTTTCATCTACTGCCTCTCCAGTCAATGTTATTGCTGGGGAAAACGCAACACCTTTCTCAGTCGCCTGACATAGCATAGGTCTGTTTACAACAACACCACCACCATCTTCATTCACTAATTTTCCGATTAGTTCCATACCATTAGAAAACATTATCGTAATAACATCACTTTCTTTATATTGCATAATCTGTCTCCATAATTTAATTTTTAATAAGTATAACTTATATATAACAACTTGTCAAGTAGTTAAAAAAATTCATCGAGTGTAAGCTGTGTGCCGTAACTCCTATCAATAGTCCAGCCAATCTTGTTGGTTATGAATGCGAGTGGTTCGACAAACGCTTTTTCAAATTGGGTATCATAATCTAATAAGGCTTTCATATCAAACTCCTTTGGTAGCTTTGTAAAAAATGATATTACATTAGACTGATAAAAGTTAGGTTGTCTTAATTGAATAAATTTAATTTTATCTCCTTCTTGTATCAAAGGATATTTGTTTTGTAATCTTTTCTCTTTCAATAAGTGGTTGTATAATATTGAACCTTTTACATGAATAGGTGTTCCTTTTTTAAACATAGAAGTACCACCAGCAAACTTCTTTACACCATTTACAGAACGAGGATATGCGATATCTTCTGGAGATAATTTTAAAAACTCGTTTCTAAAGTTTTGAATAAAATCATTAATATCTTTTTCTGTACCAGTCATCATTAATTTTAATGCCTCTTTAATCTTAGTACGACAAGACGCAGGGGTTGATGATTTAACAGCCTCGATACCCATTATTTTAAGTTTAGGTTCACTATATGTAACACCTTCACTATCCCAAACATTTAGAATATATCTTTTCTTCGCAGTCCATATTCCTTTATCAGCGATAACTTCTCTTTTCATTACCATCTTTTGTGAATATGCGTTTGTATAGTTTGCGAGTTCTTGATAACTTTTTTCAATAAAAGGTTCTATTTGTTGAGTTGCCGCTTTGTCTAAAAAGTCAATAATCTTTTTTGTATCTGTCTGGTCTGGAAATAATTTAGATACAAGTTTATCAAGAGTAATGTAAATACTATCAGTATCAACTGCGAGTATATAATCTTCATTTTTAGTTTTTAAAATATTATTTAAATATTCATTAACTTTATTTTCTATCCAACGAATCGCAAGTTGTCCAGATGTTGTAATCGCTTCTGCGTTTAGAATATCGTAATATCTAAACCACTCATTTCCAATCGCACCATACGCACTGTTCAAAGAAATCTTTTGTGCCATCTGTTTAGTATTGTATCTTGAGTTTAAGGTTAAAAACTTTTTATCTTTAGTTTTCTCATATTGTCTTTGTGCGTCTAACGCTTTCTTCTTATAGATAACTCTGTCATTATAAATCTTCTCCATTAACTCTGGAAGAAAACCTTTTACATCTGTTCTATATACTGCGCCGTTTGGAGTAATGGTTTGATTATTTAAAAAAGAAGTATCAAATTCTTTTTCAAGAAACTTGTCAACATTTACACCATCTACTTTTTTATTCTTTAATAAAGTTTCTGGAGATATGTTGTACTGCATAATCAAATGTGGATATAGACTGTTTAAGTCAAAAGATAAAACCCACTTATGTAATCCAATCTGTGGTTCTTTTACATATGCGCCTTCATATCTATATGACTTTTCATGTTTAGTTTTCTGTGGTATAACAATATTCTTTTGTCTTAGATAATTGTAAATTAAGTTATCCCAATACTTCACAGTTCCTAACATATCAGTATAATTTACTTTGAAGTCATACGCCATTGTTGTAATCAGTTCAATTAATTTTAGTTTGTTTTCTAACTTATCTACTAACTCAACATCAGATATGTTATAATCGATAAATGATTGATAATCTTTGGTATACCAATCTTTGAATGTTTCATGAGGATTCTCATCTTTTCTTTCACCAAGTTCAACAAATGCGATATGGTCTAATCGATAATTTTCTTGGTTAGTATAAGTAAACTTTCTATACAGTTCAAGATAATCTAAAATAGAAACACCCATGATATCATACATTTGATTTTTTCTACCCATGATAAGTTTTTCTTGACTTGTAACATTACCCCATGGCGAAAAACATTTTATCTTATCTTCACCAAATAATAATTTAATTCTATTCATTAAGTATGGTATATCAAAGAAATCAACATTCCATCCAGTAACGATATCTGGTGTTGTCTGTTGCCAGAATAACATAAACTCTTCAAGTAGTTCTTTCTCATCTTTACAATTAATGTAGTGAACATCTTCTCTATCAGTTTTAAATTCACCTAATCCCCAAACAACAATATGTTGATTCTTATGATTCTTAACAGTAATTGATAACATTGGTTCAATAGCCTGTTGAGGATTTGGAAATCCATTTTCACATTGAACCTCTATATCAATTGTGTATAGTAACAACTGTTTCATATCGTATTCGACTTCATTTGGATATGTATCAGAAAGATATGTATATGCGAATTGTGTATTTCCATATACAAGATGTGGTTGGTCTTTATATTGTTCTACAAATTCCTTTGCGTCTTTAATTGATAGTTGTTTTATTGGTGATAGATATTTTCCATCTAAACTTTTGTAGGGAGTTTGTTTTGCGACTGGAACATAAAGAGTAGGTTCATATTTTACTCGTTTGGTTTTTTGTTCACCATTATCTATTTCACGAACAAGAATATGATTACCCCATTGTTGTACATGGGTATAAAATTTCATATAGTTATTATATACTAATTATAATAGCTTGTCAACTATTTTGTTTTACCAATATTATACTTAGTTTCAAGTATCCAATCGTTCTTATCTTTGAAGGAAATAACTTTGATTTGCGATAGTGGCGCTTTTGGTTCGTTTACGCCCATGATATCTATAAGTCCCCAATCCTTTAAAAGTTCAGAAATAGTATTTCTTCTTGATATATCATTTTCAGTTATATTAGTTTCTTTTCCATCTAATGCGAACAATTCCTTAAAATGTACAATATAATATTTACCTTGTTTATGTAATATATGACATGATTGGTAAAGTTTATTTTCTTTTCTGGAAGCCACACCAATTCTGGATAGTGTTTCACGAACCTTTAAGAAATCATCTGGTTCTTTTAAAGAAACTTCTAACATATTTTCAATAGTCCATTCACTCATTTTTTCATTCCACCCGTTTTCAAGTTCTCTTTGATTTTCTGTATCTGTTCTGGTCTAAGTATCTTGAGTGCCTCTTTCGCTTTATCATTACTATAACCATAATATTCTTTCACAGAATCTATATCTTTAATCTTATCA